CGCCAGCGGCCTACAGCCTACCTACGGCGAATGCAACTCAATTGGGCGGCATCAAGGTTGGTGCTAATCTGACGATTTCCAACGGTGTTCTGTCAGCGATATCAAGTGGATCTACGACCACATCCTTACCATGGGCAAACATCACCTCCACGCCAACGACACTGGCTGGATACGGGATCACTGATGGCATCACATCGACTACAGCAGCGTCAACCTATGCGACCATCAGCCATACGCATGCAATCTCTAATGTCACAGGCTTGCAAACAGCATTAGACGCCAGGTTGCTATCTGCCAATTTCACCTATGCCAATATCACAGGAAAGCCGGCTTTTGCTACGGTTGCCACCTCGGGAAGTTACACAGATTTAAGCAATACTCCTTCCGCATACAGCCTACCCACAGCAACCACATCGGTTCTGGGTGGAGTTAAGGTGGATGGTACGACCGTCACGATTACAGGAGGCGTTATCAGTGCCGCACCTGGATCATCCTACACGCTTCCCACAGCAACCACATCTGTTCTCGGTGGAGTTAAGGTTGATGGATCAAGCATCGTAATAAACAGCGGCGTGATCAGCTCGACATATTCATACACGCTTCCTGCTGCAACAGTGTCCACTCTCGGTGGAGTTCGGCTCGGAACAGGTGTTGGCCTTGACGCAAACGGATTCCTGACGACTGATGTTAAACTCGGTGCAAACTCGTTTACAGGCACGCAAAACCTTCAAGACAACGAGCTGATCCGAGCCAAGATCAGGGACTATTCCGAAACGGTCTCCAGCCCAACGATCTCATCCGGCACACTTACGCTCAATCTCGAAACGTCCAATATCTTCACAGTCGCACTTAATGCTGCCATCACCACCCTGACGATCTCCAATCCTCCTGCAAGCGGTTCCGGTGGCTCATTCACTTTGATATTTACCGCTGATGGAACAGCACGGGCAGTCACTTGGCCTTCGTCGATTAAATGGGCTGGCGGAACTGCTCCAACGCTGACATCGACTTCTGGCAAGATCGACACATTTGCCTTCTTTTCGAGCGATGCAGGAACGAATTGGCAGGGTTACGTTGGAGGTCAAAACTTCTGATGCTAGCCAACATTATCCGCAATAGCAAAAAGTCTGTCGGTGGTGGAGGTGGAGGTATCATTGCAAGCGATCCCTATTTTAGTTCGGTCGCTCTCCTGCTGCATATGGACGGAGCAAATGGCAGCACAACTTTCGCAGATAGTTCGGCAAACAACTATTCAATAACCAGGTATGGCACAGCGGCAATCAGTACGACCCAAAGCAAGTTTGGAGGTTCTTCAGGCTATTTTGACGGCAGCGGGGCAAGGATAGGGCTGTCATCAACCGCAATTGATTTTGGTACTGGAGATTTTACAGCGGAGTGCTGGATTTATCTGAATGCCTCTCCATCCAGTGCTAATGCTCATATTATGGGAAAACACGTGTACGGCACTGGTGCATCATGGATTTTACAGATCAACACCTCAAGAGTCTTGTCGTTTCTTTGGAATGACGGCGCAAACATCCTTTCGACCGGAACAGCTTTAAACCGGTTTCAGTGGTACCACATTGCAGCTTGCAGAAGCGGATCAACTATTAGGGTATTTATCGATGGAACCCAAGTGGCATCCACTACAATTAGCTATACTTTTTCTTCAGCCACAGAGTTCACGGTATGTTCAGCATCAAATAACATTAGTCTTTCCCGTGTAAATGCATATGTGGACGACCTCCGCATTACAAAATTTGCTCGTTATACCGCAGCTTTCACGCTACCAACAACCGCATTCCCAGACGCATAAGGAGCAAACATGCAATATTGCCAAGTCAGTCCCAACGGTCAAATCTCAGGCCCACAGTGGCTACCACAGTCATTCACGACTGTCTCCAATTTCAACGCACTGGACAATGCATCCTTAGCCACATACGGCTATTACCCGTACACTCCATCGCCCATCCCAGCGTATAACCCTGCCACACAGCGGCTTTCTCAGAGCTTTGCTTTCGATGGCACATTCGTCAGCGATACATGGACGGTCGTTGTTCTGACGGCAGAGGAACAGCAAGCATACGTAATCCAAAGGCTCACCGAAATCGGTAACGGCATCGGCTCATTTCTCGATCAAGCAGTTTCGGTAAAGCAATATGACTCCATCCTTTCAGCTACAAGCTGGACTCTGAGCAACATCACGACCTACAAGTCTGAAGGTGATGCCGCAATTGCTTATCGCGACTCTATCTGGAGTCTGTTTTACAACATGGTTCAGGCTGTTCAGGCTGGTACTCAGGCACTTCCAACCGTGGGCGAATTCTTCGCATCCCTTCCACCTCTCTGGCCTGTCAACAACGGCAATGGCACATCCAACGGAACAGCTAACGGGCCAATCTGATGACTTTCAGTGCTGCGGCAAAGAACTTTGTCGTGTTGATCACAGTTGCAATCGTGCTGCTGATTGTTGATCTGATCAAGTGGCAAAGCGGCGGCGTGACATGGTCTGAAGCAATCTGGGAAGTCAATCAGCACAGTCTCAGCTTTGCACTCGGGGTAGGCATTGTTCTGGGCCACTGTTTCACTGTTCCTAAAGGACTCGGCAAATGACCGCACGTGAATTGCTCGACTGGCTCAGGGGCAAACCCAAGATCACGCCAGAAGAACTGGCAAAACGTCTAGCACGGCAAAAGGCAATCGAACGGTATTCCGTGGATTCCAGAAAGCACGCCCAGTTGGTCACCCAGCTCGTCAATGTTCCTCCACCAGTGTTCCAAAACTATCTGGACGACCCGAATTACGTCTGGAACCCATCCGTCATCCCAGTGCCACCTAAACCAAGGCCAATTTAAAGGACTCCAATGTGAACGACTGGATTGGACAAATCAACGCCCAGCAAGCCAGAGCGATCATCATTCGCATGGCTCTTGCAGGAACTGTGACGGCACTTGGCGTTCTGAGCCAACACCTTGACTCCATCGTTGCAACCACCAGCCCTTTAGGGATGGCATTGGCGTTTGGGATCGCCCAAACGCTTATCTATCTCAACTCTGGCCAAACGCCACCAGCACCAAAGGGCTGATGACATGCGGATCGAAGAAGTAATCAACCCTGACTATGGATGGATCGTTCCTGTAGCCCAGATCGCAACCGATCAAGCGGTGAAAGGCAGTTCAATTGACCCGTCTATCCCGCAAACCATGTACGCTGCTGCCGCAATCATCTACGCAATCGCAGCTTACCGCAGGTCTCTGAGAGACCCGAAGAAGTAGCAGTCTCCCCGCCTACCGTCTCACCGTCGAGAGGACAGGCGAGACGGTTACCATTTTCCTGATGTCGGGAAAATGGTTGACAGATGTTCCCGAAATCTGTTTCGGGAACATACCCTAAACCCAAGAGAGGTAAGGTGATCCTTGTTCGCAGAGTTCATGATCTACACGGCTCAATCCTGTCAGTCTGGCCAGTGTCCAAAGCAGACAGTGACCACAACGACCACCACAGTCGAGCAAAAAGAGGTCAAGGTTCAATTCCTGCCTCCCCGACCAATCAACGGCAAGCCACGACCACCAAGCGCGTTAATCGTCAAGCCAAGGCTGTTTGGGCCAAGGTTGATTTATCTTCTGCCAGTCGAGGATGCCAAATGATCAGCAAGATCATCATTCGCTTGTTGACTCCGATTATCGTGGAGGTGATCCGCGAATTGCTCTCCAAGCTGGCCAACGGTGAGCTGGTGAGCATAGATGAATCCAGTGTGAAACTGGCACTTAATCAGCGTGAAGAGTCGATTCAGTCGCAGCTTAAATCCGTTCAATGGGAGGTCGGCCTGTGATCGGACTTCTGATCGCAGTTCTACTGGCTCAACAGCCTGTTCCCTCGACTCTGGTTCCGCCAGCAGTCGAGGAGCGGGTGGTGTTTAGCCATGCTGGATTTACCTACTTTGTGGGCAAGTCCAGCGGAAGTGTCATCGCCATCGAACAGGGTGGTGTTCGACCTGTTCCGCCACCAGTACCAGACGAGGATGAAAAGCCTCAGCCGGTCAGTGGCATCAAGTGGTTTTCGGTTGTTGTGGATGAATCCAAACCGGAGCAGCAGTCATGGCGTACAGATCCAGAGATCCGCAAATTGCTAGAATCGCGTGGGATTCAGTACAGATCGTACATCGCAGGGGAGACGGACATCGACCGACTAGGGTTTCAGCAAACCGTTGGTCAGATAGGTTTACCATGCGTCATCTTGCAGGATCAAAACGGCAAGATCGTCAAGTCTACGAGTCCCAAGACCAAGGATGACATTATCAAGCTGGTGGAGGTGATCAAGTGATTTCTCTTCAGTCGTGGTCTACTCCTGACGGGGAAATGCGATACCTTGGCAACCATGAATCCACTCTTAAGCTAGCCACGGGCAAGCAACTCCCTGATATCCCAGAGAGTGAATGGCGTGAATTTGACCTGAGAACAGACGAAAAGTATCCGGTCAAAGTAAAAGACCAGAACGGCAAAGGGGCTTGCAATGGCCATGCAGCGGCAAGCAGTTTGGAAATCGCTCGGTACGTTTCTGGTGCTGCTTATGTCGCTCTCAGTCCTTGGCTCGTCTATGCTGATCTATGCAATGGTTGGGACGTTGGGTCGAATATTGCGGAGGCTCTTGTCTACCTTGAAAACAAAGGGACTTGCTCTGAGCCGCTGGTTCCGTATGCGACAATTAACCCTTCACGAATTCCTCAGTCGGCCAGAACTGATGCCAAGCGGTTCAAAGTTGAGATCGGATACAGGCTCAACACTTTCAACGATTTATGTGTTGCGGCCCAGCTCCGAATGCCATTTAACTTTTCAGTCCCGGTCAACGCCAACTTTAACGTCCTCGACAAAGATGGTGTCCCAGGCAACCGAGCTGGAACACACAATCACGCTGTAACAGGCGGAGTGGGAATGAAGCGATTGCCCAGCGGAAAATGGGCCATCTTGATGCAGAACTCGTGGGGAACCCAGTGGGGCTGGAATGGATACTGCTGGATCTCCGAGAGAAACGTGGAAGGCAGAGGGTGGGATGCCTACTGCGTCAGTGCCACTGTGGCCGATCCGTCAAATTTACCACCGATTCTTGCTTGAGGAACCAGACTATGGCTAAAAAAGCCGCACCAAAAATGTCCGAGAAAAAAGAGACAAAGGCTCAAGAGAAGAAGGAGTCTAAGTCAATGCAGAAGAAGGAATACAAGAAAGGAAAATGCTGATACAATTATCAGTATTGACCAGAACAATTAGAGTACGGAGGTGAAGCATGGCTATGCCTGTCACGATGGGCGGAAATCGGTCGAAATGGCGTCCAAATTCTGCTGCGGCAATGAATAATAATCCGCAGGGCGTCCAAAGCGTCATGCAGCCGGTTGCACCTCCGATGGCTCCACGGCCATTTGCTCCACGGCCAGTGGCCCCAAATCCATTGCCGTCAGCTAGTCCAGGCTATGGGCCACCGGCAACCACTGGAGGAGGCCCTCCTACTGGGAACCCGCCAGGATCTAATCTGCCAGCGGTCAGGCCACCTGGCCCACCAGCAGTGCGTCCACCTGGAGGCCCACCGGCAATACCTGTTGGCCCAACACTGGGTGTTACGGTTTCTCCGGCCCCGTCAAGAGCCATGGCGGATCGATTCGCCCAGACTCCATATGGCCAATCTGCGGGAATGACGCCTCGGACACAGCCAGCTGCCCCACTCAATCCTTCAGCTGTCCCTAAAATGAACACGGCTCCGGTTCAGGATGCAGCTCCTTCAGAACAGACTTTTGCTGGATCTGCTTCTGGGCGTCAGCCTGGAATGGGAATGATGTCTCCCCCTCAATCCGCTCAAGCAGCAAGAGCGTCAGACTTGAGGCAGCAGACAGCAGATTCCAAGTGGAGAATGGCTCAATCGGCAGCAACTCCGTTAGCCCCAACCCCTCCAAATCCGTTCTTCCAGCCACAAGGACGCGATCCGCAGAACCCAAGCCAGTTTGATGTACGAAATGTCGGCCCAGGTGGCGGATATTTTGTTGATCGAGGTGGCCAGACTCGGCCACGTCAAGACACATCCATGGCTCGCAATGTCATGGCAGGCCAGCCAGCACAAGGATCGCCAAATGCTGGCTTGGCTATGAATATCCCAGGGGCAACGCAGACGCTTAACGGTCAAGTTGTAAGTGATCCGCAAAGGTATGGACAAGAAGGCGTCATTCCAGGTGCTGACCGTGGCATGAGTCCAATGCAAGGCGAAATGGAGGGTTATTCTCCAGACGCATTTCGTGTTGCGACTGGTGGTCAGCCAATGATCCCGTATACGCCTTCCGGCGTCGCTGCAACAGATGGACGCACGGCTCGACAGACAACGATTGCCAACCGGAATGCCCGTGCCAGAGGTGTTCGCGGCTCAGACGTTGCCCAGTGGAGAGCAAGGCGAAGCGCAGAAATGCAACAGGGTGCTGCGGATGGTAGCGCTCCAGTAGCCACAGCACCTAATCAAGGCGGAACTCCTGTCCAGCCAACCGGACAGCAAGCTGCTGCTGCCCCATCGCCTGTTGTTACGGCTCCCGCTCCAACCCAAGAGCCTTCATCTGCTCCCAATGAAGGGAATAATCAATACGTAAACCCTTCTGGATCTTATGGATATCTGTGGAGGGGCGCAAGGGATTATTTGAACAGGTATTACCAAGGAGGCTCTGGGGCGTCGCCGAATTTTAGGCAGTACCAGTAATAAGCATCCACGATCTAAGGAGTGAGCCATGGGTTTCGCACGCGCCGCATCGAGAGCTTTCAGCCGCATCACTCCTAAAGCGTGGCGTGGCAAGAAAAAGGCTGAGAACTTTGACTTGCCACGCAATCACAGCGAAAGCAAGCA